GCATATAAGTTCGCTCAATCTAGAGGCCTGACTAAAGTTCAAAACTTTGGTGATATTATGTATGCTGATGCAATGGATAATAAAGTTTATATTTTTAACTTTGATCACCGCTCTGGTAAAATTTTAGGTCTTGCCACTAGAAGCTTAGATCCATTTACTGATCGAAAATACTTAATTAAATCTTATAATGAGGTTTCTAAAATCTTTACAAATAGAGATACTCCAGAAATTATTGATGATGCAAATTATCTTAATAACTATTTTAATATCTTAAATATAGATTTTACTCAGCCTTTAATGGTAACTGAAGGTCAAATTGACTCAATGTTTTTAAAGAATGGCTTAGCAACATCTGGAGTTTCTAAAGCTAAATCTATTCTAAAAGCAATGGGAGCAGTTGATATTAAAATTATATTCGACAGAGATAAAGCTGGTAAAGATTCTATGCTAGCCTTTATTAAAGATGGATATTCAGTATTTTTATGGAATAGCTTAATGGAAGATTTAAAGAAAAAATTTCCAACTCATATTATTAAGTTATCAAAAATTAAAGATATTAACGATCTATTTCTATTCTTAAATAAACAAGATCCATCACTTACAATTTCTCAATTTCAGGATCTAATAGGCAAGCACTTTAGCAATTCAGTATACGATATTGTCTATCTATAAATATTAATATGAAAGATCCTAATCAAAAGAAGAATATCAAAACATTTCTTAAACCACGAATTGGCGGATCTGTTAAGCAAGGTTATTTTAGACCTCAAAATCCTGATCGTTATATGGGTGATCCTAGTCAAATTATCTATCGATCCAGTTGGGAATATAAATTCCTAAAATGGTTAGACTCAAGCCCATCTGTGCTTAAATATTCATCTGAACCATTTGGTATTCCATATTATAATCCAATGGATAAACGTGGTCACATTTATTATATTGACTTTTTTGTTAAATTAATTGGTCCTGGCGAAACTGAAGAAAATTGGTTAATTGAAATTAAACCAAACAAATATGTGTCTCCTCCAACCAAGCCAAAGAGAATGACTGATAAACAAACTGCAAATTATGTTTATGCGGCAAAGCAGTTTATTATGAATCAGGCTAAGTTTGAAGCAGCTAGGGACTATGCTGCGCAAAAGGGTATTAAGTTTGGAATCATTACCGAAAACTTCTTGTTCAAAAGTTTGTAAAATATAAAGATGCTCAAGACAACATTTAATGACCAAATAGATTTTTTTAGAAATAACGGCGAAGCAATGGAAGACCCATTCTTTAGCGATATTCAACCATTACCTGAATCAATCTTTATTCCTGGTCACATTTATACATTTTTTGCCCAGCCAGTTGATGATTCACTTATTCCAACTGCTGATCAATATCTTGATGCTAGAGAAATGGCAAAATACCCAATCAAAAGACCATATTATGATCAGGCCCCAATTGGTATCTGTTTAGCCAATAGTGAAACCGATGTTACTATATTAAACCTAAAAGTAATGCCCGTCGGGTCGACCCAGGTTATCCTGAACATACTCTGGCAGGTCTTTAATAGTATCATAAGTAAATCATATACTGATAAGGGAGAGTTTATCAGTGATACCCGAAAATTATATCAGTTACCCGAATATGCTCCACTAATGGGTTTTAATGCAAATCCATTTTCGTTAGCTGACCTTTTTCAAAATGCGAGTGGAGGTAGATTTAACATCCGTTACGCAGTAAATAAATATCAAAAAGCAACTATTACAAATCCAAAGCTTATTCCATTTCATCTGGTACCAAGAATTGCCCAAACAAACATTTTCGATGGTATTCAGACACGATCTTTAAGCATGGACTCAGTAATATCACAATTTAACGCATAATTATGGCAGGATTTCTAGACAATATCGGCTTAGGCGGACTTAAATCAAGACTATCAGATTTAAGCCGAGTTGGTATGAAGTATGAGGATCTTTTAATTAAGAACTCACAATCAATCGGATTTATTGAAAGTCAATTAATGCAAGCTAGAGGAAGCGCTCTACCTGGAGCACAAACTGACTCTTTAGCAAGAGCCACGATGGCAATTTCAGATACCACTTCTGCTCTTAGGACTAAAGCTATTGCATTTTTTCAATTAGACTACGCAACCAAAAGAGAAAGATTAAGAGATCTTGCATCTAATGGCGAAATTGAATTTGTAATTGAATCTATTACAGATGACGTTATTGTTTTTGATGAAGACAATCGTTTTGCATATCCAAATGATTTGGTTGGCGAAATGCTTTATAAAGGTAAAAACAAAGAACAGCGTCTTAAATATCAAGAGAAAGTTATTGACAAATATAATGAAAACTTTGAGAAAATTTACAATGCATGGGGTTTCAATGAAGGAATTTCTGCATGGCAATATTTCTATCAATGGTTAATTGAAGGTCACTTGGCCTTTGAAATTCTCTATGATGATTTACAAAATCCAAGAGAAATTATTGGATTTAAAGAAATTGATCCATCTACGCTATACCCACAAATTAAAAAAGATGCAGCTGGAAAGATCTTTTTGGAATGGGCGCAAAAGGTTCCAGGAGAATCTAAAGTAAGAACCCTTACAGATTCTCAAGTTTTATACTTATCCTATTCAAACCACTTTAGAACAAAACGTATTTCGTTTGTAGAAAGAATGGTTAGATCATTTAACTTAATGCGTGTTATTGAACACTCTAAAGTTATTTGGCACACAATGAATGCTCCAATTCGTTTAACTACTAAAGTTCCTATTGGAAGCAAGTCTCTAAATAAAGCAAAGGAAGATGTTAGAGAATTTGCAAATCAATTAAAAGAGGATATTTTCTTTGATACTAATACTGGAGAAATTCAAGTAGACGGTCGTCCAAACTTACTATTCTATAAGAATTACATTTTGCCAGTAAATGACCAAAACCAAGCAATTGAAATTGCTCCATTGGAATATGCTGGTCCAAATATGTCAGGTTCTGAACTTCTTAATTATTTTAAAGAGAAGTTGAAAATGGACTCTAAGATTCCTTATTCAAGATGGGATTCTGCAAATGGTGCAGGTCAATATACAATGAATGCTGAAGGTATTCGTCGTGAAGAGATTCGTTATAATAAATTTGTAACTCGTCTTCGTTCAGCATTTAAAGAGCTTTTAACTAAGCCGCTATATCTTCAAATGTGTCTTGATTTTAAAGACTTAAAGGATGATTATCGTTTTAAAAATGCAGTTGGTATTAACTGGCATGATGATAACGTATTTGAAGAAATCAAGCAACAGGATCTACTTAACAAACGTCTTGCTACACTTAATGCACTTAAAGGAGTTGTTGATGATGAAGGTAAACCATATTTCTCTACTGAATACTTAGTTAAAGAGTATTTAAGAATGAGCGATGAAGATCTTCAGAAAAACAAAGACTATATGAACCAAACTCCAACTGGAGAAGGTGAAGCTGGCGAAGCTGCTGCAGCTGGTACTGCGCCTGAAGCAGGTGCTGCCCCAGAAGGTGGAGGTGGCGGAGAGGCCGCTGCTGGTAAAGAAACAGCATCTGAAGTAGGAACTCCAGGAACTCTATAATTTATTGATAAGCAATAACAAATCGAATAGATTTGTCAATAGATATAATGACGTGAATTGCATCTCTATATTGATCAATTCCGTCATTAACTTTTAGGACCTCTACGTTCCAGTCTCTGTTTTGAAGTAGAGTACAATATAATTTTATTTGAGAAACAATATCATCATAGATTTTAGTAGTACTAAAACTATCACTAAAATCAAATAGGTAAGATTCTTCGTCTATTCCAAATCGATTTTCTCCAAGAACTGAATTATTCTTAGTTAATAGAACCATTTTAATTTGTGCTATAATTAGAGCTAAATCTTCTGATTCAAATATAGTCTCTTCATTATAATTTGGTTCGTCTATACTCTTTATGTAAAAATCTATAGGCATATTAGAATCTCATTGTATACATCCAACCAGCAGAGTTTTCTCCTTTGATTGCTTCTAAAACTGCTGTCATTTCGGTATCAGCTTTTGTTACTAGGTTGGCGTAATTTATTTTAACATCTCCAGGTAAAACATAATCAAATGTTGTAATCATTTCACCAAGTCTTTGTTTAGATTTTGCTCTGCAATAACGCTGAAACATTTCATCTTCATAAAGATTAGATGGATCAATCTTTTTAGCAACTTCTAGGACAGCACCTCTTTTTGGAGTTCTACCAAGAACTGTTAATTGTTTAGTGTTTTTATTATAGTCATATGCAATTGTATCTAATAGAAAGGCTCTAGTTAGATCCAAAAATGAAAACATTACTGTTCTATACATTAGAGATTCTCCAACAAATGGAGTTAAGAACATTTCTGCTCCAACAAATTTGTTTTCGCCAAAGTCTCTATCAATTGTTGAGAATACTGATGCTCCAGTTGGTTCAACTGCTTTATGCACAAATTGTACACAATCTGGTAGGGTAATTGTGCGACTTTCTTTAAATTGTGTAGCACCAAATACCTCAATAGGAATTTGCAAATACGCTTTATCTAGAGCATACTGCCAATTATCATAGAAAAAAACTTCGGCATTTTTTATAACCCTTTCAACCTCCTTGGTTGGAAGCTGATATGGGAGTGATCCCGAAAACGTTACTTCATCGATAATATCTGATATTAATTCTTGTCTAGTCACGCGATTTGCGTTATTTTAATTAGGCAATTGGTGCCTGTGCTGCAGCAAGTTTAGCAGCTTCTGCTTTCTTTTTATCCTCTTCAGTTTTAACCTTAGTAACTTCAGCAATCTTTAATTTGATTGCATCAAGCTCCTTTTGTGCAGTTAATACCTTTTGCATTGCAGTTGCTTCTTGTTGATTTAGCGCAACTAAATCTGCTGAGGCATCTTCATTTAGACCAAAGTAGTTTTGAAATGACTTAACCATTTTAATTTAGTTCTTTTTGTTATTTATCGGAAAGATAGTCCGAAAAACTTTTTACGTGAGTTGTTCCAGATCCAGGATTTGCTCCAAGTTCTTGGCGACTTCCTCTATATGCACCCCATTGAGATGGTATTCTCATAGTTCCAGAAACTCTTTGTGGAGCTCTTTCCGGTGGCATATCATCCATATCTGGATTACTTTTCTTGCGGTCTCTGGGTAACTCTGGGGTTAGCAGGTCCTCTTCAATCTTTCCACCTAATATCATCCATACCTTTTTAGGATCCTTTCCTTCAGGGATCCCCTGTGCAAAACTATCAAAATCTTGGGCTAACCAGAACTCTCTCATTAGGGTTCCAGATACTCCATCATCGTCTCCTTCTGCGCCAGAGTTTCCACCAAATTCTGGTCTCTCGGTTGTAATTCGGTTAATTTTAGAAATAGAACCTCTCCACTTCTCCATGGCAGCCCATCTAGGCATATCCTTTTCAGTTGCATAAAGATTTACAACTGTATTTGGAGCAAATTGCGTTTGGCCTAAAGCATCAACAAATTCATATCCACTTCTAACTGGTGTAACCTCAGCTAGGTGCAATTCAACATTATCAAAGTCTTCTAAATAGTAATAAAGTACATCCATTGCAGCTTGACCAGTAATTCCAGCCATTTCTGTTTTAGATACAAATACATGCACTTCATCGTTTTCTTCTGCAATTTTTGCAATTGCTTCATAGTGACCTGTATGCGGTGGCTTAAATTTACCACTAAATATACCTACTGTTTTAATATCTAATTTTGGAACTTGGGTACGACCAATTTTTCTGGTCTTCATTGTAATTTCACTAAACTCGTCCTCTAGACTTTTTGCAAGTTCTAGATTTTTACGGTCATCATCATAAAATGTGAAATGTCTAAAACCTTTTGTAATAAGCTTTCTAAAAGCTTCCTTTTTCTTTTCTGCAATAGAGCCATCAAATCCAAATTCTGGGTCGCTTACTGCATAAATCAATTTAGGGTGAATATCAATACCATGGGATAATAGGAATTCTCTGACTAATTTCTTATTATCTCTAGCTGTAATAATCCCGACAGCAGTCCCAGATTCATATGCAGTACGTAATATATTAAGTACCCATTCAACCAATCGACCAGCCTTTAAGATATTAGCGTCATTGAATTGATTATAGTCAACCTCATGGTGAGGTTCCTTTTCATATTCATTAAACTCCTGTGGAGTAAGATCAAATGTCTTGCCAGACAAGGCATCCTTAACTATAATCTTTGCATTAGTGACAACTAGAGTATCATCTAAATCGAATATAATAATTGAATTATCTTTAGAAAATGCCATTTCGTTTA